CCGTGGTGCTCCAAGAAAGGAGGCGATGAGCCTGCCGAAAGTCGTAATACACCCAGCAATGCTGGGGCAATACGGTGGAAGTGTTTCACTTCCCACACCTTCCGCTTTGGCTCACCACTTCGTCTGTCTTGGTGTTCCATACCGCTTGTCTCGTGAACTTGCTTACCATTTCTTTAAATGGTACAGGTCCATGGGGCCTGAAGGGTTCAACAAAAGGATTAAAGACCTTTTGACTGAACTCCTCAGTGGTTCGAAGGCTCCTTGGGTCAAACGCATACATGGTATGTCGTGGGTCCTTTGGAAGCTTCGTTCCTTGCCTTTACGAGTCCGAGTCAGAGTGTTACGCGTCAACACGTTTATAACGTTGCGAGGCGTAACGAGAACACAAGAACGTAAATTCTTGTCTTCTTTGAGGGCCCCTTATGTTTCTACTAAGAATCATAAGGAGTACCTCTTCTCTGAAGACCTCCGTAACCTAACGGTAAAACGTTATGTTTCCCCTAGCTTTGATGACTATGTCACCATGCTTGGGAAGGAGAAGAGTCTGCCAAGACTCCTCCCCAACGGTCGTCTTGAAACTCTAAAGGGTAATGTGGATTTTAGTCTTGATGACTTCCACACTTACCAAGAGAGTTTCTATCGGATGGGCTTTCGAAGGGTTCTATCTCGTCTCTCAGGAGTCCATGACTTCTTTGGTACGATGGTAGATCCTACAGACCTCCCTATCGGTCGGGTCTCCCCGATTCAAGAAAGAGGCTGTAAACTTCGAGCAGTGGCAAACCCTGTACCGTTCTACCAATGGGCTTTAAAGCCTTTGGGAGATGCCCTGTTTGATTTACTCAAACAGCTCCCTTATGACTTTACCCATGATCAAGAACGGGCGCTGCCTTTGATCCAGACATGGATCCGCTTGAACAATAGGAATGGTCAAACGAAAACGTCGAATGTGCCGGCCGAATGCGAGCCTCTGCATGCAGTAGACTTAAGCGATGCGACCAACCTATTCCCGCTGGAGTACCAACTCTCTGTTTTACGACAGGTGTTGGGCCCGGAGTATGAGGAACAAATCCGCATATTCGAGCAAGCAGCACAAGGAAAGTGGGAATTATCCAATAGTTTCCATACTAAAGGATATGTCAGCTGGACTAAGGGACAACCGTTAGGTTTGTATCCTAGCTTTGCTGCATTCGCACTTAGCCACTATGCCCTGTTGGATGGATTAAAGCACCAATTCGGAGGTGATTTTTGTTTGGTTGGTGATGACGTTGTCATCCGTGGCCAACAATTACACCATGAGTATCTTTCTGCCCTTGATGATATGCAAGTTGCATATTCCAAGGAAAAATCCATGACGTCCTATGATATGACAGAATTTGTCGGTACCATAGTGCGCTCATCTGGATGGTTCAAGAAAGGTAAGGAAGGATCTCTAGAGCCTAATTCTATCCTATCAAGGATGTTTAAGCACGGAGAACATGAGTACAGGTACTTCCTGAACTTCATCAACATCTTCGATGTTGATTCCCTCCCTTCTTGGAGCAGAAAGAATATACGGAAAGCATTGTTTGCCTATGATGCCCATCCCACCTATCTTGGTGGTTCTGGTCGCTTCACAGGTATAGATCCTAAGGACTTAATTCCTGATGAAAGAGAAGTAATTCTCCTTAAACAGCATAAGTTCAGAGGTATGCCTTTCGCTTTCTCATCCGAATTGCTTGAGAAGTTGAAGAATAGTCTGCCTCCCTTGTGGAGAAACTGGCCACTTCAACATCTTGCACCTAGTACTCTTCGGTCTTCCGAGGGTATAAGTGCTATTCCTACCATATCCCGTAAGGGTAGCGGTAAGAACTCCATTGATAACGTTGTGAGGCTAGCGGGTAGTGACGTCTTTGAAGACTGGACTTCAAAGTCGTACTCCCTACAGTCTCTTTCGCGTTAGCGAGGAGATTGAAAAGGTTGAGGAGCG